GCCGGGTTGGCGGTCGTATAGGGTTGGTGCTGTGTGGCCCTGGAGCGCAAGTCCGGGGCCACACGTTTGTTATGCTTCGGGTATGACTGGGGAACAGAACTACGATTTGAAGTCCGTAACGCTTGCCGATGTTGCCGCTATGGTGGCGTGGTGGAAGTCGATGAATCCGGCTGAGGAAGCCCCAGGCAGCGCCCCGGTGGTGGACACCGTCGAAGGATTCATGCACGTGCCGCCCATGTACCGTGAGCCGGTAGTGGCCGGCGTGGGGCACGTGTTAAACTTGGCTTAGATTTAGAAAGAGGTCCGGGTTCGAGCCCCGGTAGAGCGAAAGCTCTGGAGCGCGAGTGGCAGCGCAACAGTGGCCCCGACATTACGTCGGGGCCACTGCCATGTGTGCGTCTATTCGGGCGTGGTGCCCCAGTCAGCGGGGCGGTCTCCTGCTTTGATGACGACGGATGGGATGTTATCTGCGGACGCCACGGATGCGCCGGGCGCGGGGTTGAGGAAATTAACTGCCTGGTCTACCGCGGGTACGGCTATGGATGTCATTTGGAATCCGGCGCGGACTGCGGAGAAGTAGGATGTTGCGTTGCCTAGCGCGATTCTACTATCTCCGTTGCCGGTTTGTGCGGTGTAGATTGCACTGATTCCGGATGATCCGTAGTGGAGCGTTCCCAGGATGTACTGTTCATCTTTGCCGATGTTGCATGTGAGTGTTGCGGACCGGGTGCCGGTTACGGTGGCGTCAACGTCGGCGGATTGTGCCAACACTTTGCCGTCCGGCCTGTAGATGACGAACCGGAATTTTGCGCCGCTGGCACCGGCTGTGACGACGTTTACGGCGCATTCTACGATCACTCCGGCTTTTGATGCGGTGATGATTTGGCCCCGGAATGTCCCGTTTGCGATTGCGTTGGATGTGTTGCCACGCGGGCCGGTGGGCCCGTAGTACATGCCGGGGGTCATTGGGTAGGAGCCGGGGATATTGCGTTGTGCGTTGGGGATGTTGATGGGAGCGCGGAATTTCGGCAACACGACGGTACCGTTGGCAATTTTGGTTAGGTTGTCGTCGGTTATGTCGAGGGTGAGAATGCCGCCCACGGTGCCGCCGATGACCTTGCGTGCGGGCGCAATCATCATCCGAACCGTCGGTGAAGTGTTGCCGTCCGCGGTGAGGCCGGGCGTCCAGTTGGGGAGCGCTGTGGAGAATATCTTCACGGGCGTGCCGACTGTTGGCGTCAGCTGTTTGACATATGCGTAAGTATCCGCACCCTGATACAGGGCGTAGATCTTTCCGTTGGGGTTGTACACGAGCGCGACATGCCCCATGCTGGTACCCATGACGGTATAGGTAATGGAGGACCCGGCCCGCTTGTATAGCCGGTTTTCTCCGTCTGCCATGCGTAGCGCGGCGTAGGCGTTCCCGGCACTGTCGTAGCATGAGCCGCCGGCCACATGCCCGGAACCGCCCGTGAACACCTTCACAGCGGTGTTGGCTGGGGTTACGGGCAGGGTCTGTGTGGCGTCGGCGGCGTTCTGCCAGGTGGCTCCATTGTCGGCGGTGTACATGTAGCAGAAATCAACATTGCTGGAAATGTCGATAGTATCCCGCCATACCCACCAGAGGTGGACGCGCCCGGTGGTGCTGTCGTAGGCATACCGGGCATTGTAGGCGGACATGTCATCTGCGGACGTGAGCCAGTCGTGACCCTTGAGGATCATTCCGACGCGCGTCCAGGTGCGGGTGACGGTGCTGTACTTGTTCAGCATCAGGTCGCCGTCGCTGCTGGTCCCATCGCGGTAGAAGAACAGCAGGCTACCGTCAGCAAGTTTGACGAACGCTGGGTAGGTGACCTCCAATTCGTTGGTGCCGACCATGCCCGGGGTTTCCCACCCGCTAATCTCGTTGGGCAGGGTGGAGCGGAGGTAGTTCAACGGCACCCGGTGATGGTTGCCCGAGATGTGGATGTAGCCTGCCCCGTCAACGTGCATTGCGAGCTGGTTGTGTTCGTCGTAGGGGGCCGGGGCGTTGAGAGGGTTCCCGGGGAGCGTGCCGAGGTTGACGACCTGCCAGGGGTATTCGTTTTCCTTCATCTTGGCGACATAAGGGTTCATATCTGAGCCCCAGAATACCGCGTAGATGATGCCACCTGGAACGCGAACCACGGAGTGCATGTTATGCACGGTGGAGTTGATCGGCAGCGCGTCGGTCAGGGCGGTCGGGAACTGGTCCAACCGGAGCGTGGGGGAGTTTACCTCAGTGAACCCGGCGAACGTCGCGCCGAGCGTTGATGCTGCCAAACCTGCGGGGAGGTTCGCTTCTGGCACGCGGGAGTCGGGGCCAAGCGGCGCAACACCGTTTGCCGCGCCCTTCTCTGCGGCGTTGAGCTTCCCGGATGCGGAGTTGTCGGCGATGGCCTTCACAGCGGTGTTTGTTGCCGTGCCGACCGTGCCAACCTTCGCCGCTGCGGCTGCGTCAAGTGCGGCCTGTGACTGGTAGATGCTGACCGCGTCGTCCGTGTTGAGCTTGCCCGCGTTGGATTCGTCAACGAGGTTGGCAACCTCAAGCGCGGTAGCGGATCCTGCCGTGGCAACGAGCGCGGCAACACCAGTGTCCGTGACCTGTGCGGCTGCTGCGGCGTCTACGGCTGCCTGTGCGGCTGTGGCGGCGTCCTGCGCGGACTGGATCGCCGCGGCCTGCGCCGAAGCCGCGAGGGCTTCGGCCTGCTCCGTACCAATCCCGGCAGACGACGGAACCTTCACAACGGTCGTCAGGTCCACAGCCCCACCCGAAGGGACCGCGAACGAGTGTGTGGGGATGGCGAGCTTCTGTCCCGCAACCGTGCTGAACGAGTACGTAGCGTTCCACGTCCAGCCCTCAACCGAGAGGTCCGGGTCATCCGTCGCGATCAGCCGAACCCCGCGGTAAGACGGCTCGAGCGTGCCCTGAGCCGGGGTGCACAGGTAGCCCTCATTATCGAGGACCGCCACCACGGAGGTTGTCAGGATCGTTGCTGGGTTGGGCGCCGCCGTGGGATCCGGCAGGTACGGGACGGAGGCTGTGAACGTCACAAACCCGGACGCCGGAATAGCGTCCGGGTCCTGGTCATCATCGACACCATCAACGACGCCGGCGAGGAACTGACCCGTGACCCGGCCCGTAGCAATATTCGTGGGCAAAAGCATGGGAGTCTCCTAGTTGGTCGGGGTGAAGCGGATGTCGTCCCAAGCCATCGAGAAACTATCGCTGGAACCGTACAGACCCATGCGGGTTTCGCCGAGGAACGCGGATTCGGTCGCGGTCACGACGGTTGAGCCGTTGACGCGGAGGATGATGTTTTGCCCATTCAGTTCGACTTCGTACACGTCGCCGTCCACCGGGACGTAGGAGGAAGTGGCGAGAATATACGAGGACCCAGCCACCCGCTTGTAAAGCGAGATGGGGGCGCCCGCGGTCGCCTGCACCGCGAACAGGTGGTTGAGGGCATCCTGGTAGCGGAACACCGGCCCACCCTTGCGGGTAGATCCGAGGGCCGCGGCAGTGACCTTGAGCTTGCCGTTCGTGGCGAGCCCGTCAAGCCATGCAAAGTTGCGGAGGTCGCCGGACCTGTTGACAGCCCGGCCAAGGGAGTCGCAGCGCCACACGGGCGCGATGCCCGTTGAGTCGTACCGCCAGAGCTTCCCCTCACCAGATGTCATGCTGAGCTGTGCGGTGTCACTGACGGGCCGGTCGAAGTTATCGAAGAAGCCCGGCTGCTGCACCCGCGGCAGGAGGGAGTTGTTGAAATAGGTGTTAAGGATGATGTCCATTTACGCTCCTACGGCGGTGACGGTGACGGGTGAGGATTCGGCGGCGCCGTTGAGTGCGGTTACGCGGACCTGTGTTGTTCCTGCGGTGACGGTGACGGTTTCGGTGAGGGCCATGCCCCACGCGCGGGTGGCGGTGATCCATGCGCCTGCGCCGGTTTTCGTCTCCACCCGGTAGCCGGTGGTGTGTGACTGCGGGGCTGCCCAGTTGTAGGCTGCGGAGCTTGTGGCAAGGTCGAAGGTCTCCGACTTCGCCAACGACGCTGGGGCGCCGGACCACTGAACCGCGAGTGTGGTCCCGGACTTGGTCGCGGTCACGTTGGACGGCGGCTGCGGTGCGGCGCTGGCGTTGTTGCCAAGGGCCTGCCAGTAGCCCGCGAGGTACGTTTTCCCCAGGTACTCGACGCCGACCTTTGAGAAGTGGGTTGTGTCGCCGTCGTTCGTTGCGCCACGAAGTGACGGTGCAAAGCCGGTGTACGCGACACGGGATGGGGTGCCGGAGTGGGCCCGGTTGACATTTTCCCGCGGCAGCCCGGACTCTTCCATGAACACGATGGACATCTGCCCCACAATGAATGGGAGCGTTGCGCCACCCAGTCCAGTCCGGAAGTACGAAATGAGCCCGTCCAGCAGCCCCTCATAGGTTGACTGCGAGGTGCTGCCGTTCTGTTCGCCCTGATGCCAGAGGATGCCCTTGGTAGTGACCGTGTACCCTGCTGCGCGTGCGGCCTCGATGCCTTCCAAGGTTTGGGCGACGGCGAGTGCGGGAAGGTCAAGGGCCGGGTCCGTGGCGACGTTCGGGGACCATGTGAGCGTAGTGGTGGACGTGGTGAAGCCGGTTGCGCCGTGGGCTGCGGGGATGATGAGGACGCCAACGTTCGCGGGCTGCGTCTTCAAGTAGTTCTGGGCGAACGTCGTTGCCGGGGAGATGCCGGATGCGGCGTCGTGCATGTCCAGCGGAACCGTTGCGGGTTCGAGGACGCGCCGGTTCGCGCCGAACTGGAGTATCCGCGGATCCTTGACCTCGCCACCGATGGGCAACCCACGCCCGGACATGTTCGACTGGCCAGCAGCCAGGAACACGTGCAGAGTGTCGACCGCCGATGACGTGCCGCCGGTGGAGAACGCTGGATCGTAGATGAACGTGCGGCCTGCGGGGTCCACTTCCAGCGCGACGTACCCGTTAGCGTCCGTGACCCGGAACCCGTCAGCGGCGCGGAGTGTTGAGCCCGCGGCGAGAATGTCACCAGTGGCGGTGACTCCGAGCGCTTCCTTCCCGTTCAGGTCCACAATCCGGAGTTCGTCTTTCGCCCCGGGCTGCGGCAGCCTTGCCTCGAGCGCATCAAAGGCATCCTGCATGACACTGTCGCCAGGGTCGCCCTTCTCACCCTTGGTGAGCAGCTTCCCAGCCTCAACTTCGGCGAACATGTCGGTCAGGAGTCCACTCCCGGTGACGACAACCAGCCACGGGATTTCCTCGGTTGCGGTGTAGTTCCCGGCAGAGTCCAGCCACTCGATGCGAAGCCGGTACGCGGTCCTCGGGTTCGTGGATGAATAGTATGTGAGGCTCGTACTGAAAGACCCGTCAGACGCCGCCGTTACCCGAACTTCCTTCGGCAGCATCAACGTTCCATCAGACAAATACGCCGGGTTGGTCGGGGTGAAGACCAGCGTGGCGCCGCCGATGGCCTGCGGACGGAAGTCCTTCACGTTACCTGTGACAGTGGACAAGGACGCCTCCTGGGCATGAGCCAGCGCTGGGCTGGGGGTTTTAATCTGTGAACCGATCCGCTAGACTCGCGGCATGGGGAAAATTGGGGGGATTCTGTTGGCGGTACTAATCGCCGCAACAGCGTCTGCGTCTTCAGCCCCGGCAGCGGTTGGCCCAGTGGCGAACGTCCAGCCGGCAACCAGCATCCAAGGCGACATGCTCAACGAGCTACGCCCGCTAATGACCACGCTGAAGGCCGACGACGCAGCCCTGATCAGCGAGGCTTACGGCGCCTGCATGTCGCTCGTATTCCAGAGCAAAGACGCCTACCGCGAGAGTGTCATGAAGCAATACGCGGACGTAAAGCTAGCCGTTGACCACCTCACGGTCGCCGCAGCAGCTAAGCAGCACCTCTGCCGCTAAACGATGCGCTTGATTCGCTTCGTAGATGGGTCCATGTAGAGGTTTGCGGTAACGCCGGATACCGTTTCGAGCCCGTCGATTTTGACATAGCCGTCACCAACAGTCAGCTGTGAAGCTCCGGCGAATACGGCGGCGGTAGTGTCAGTGATGAGGCCGGCGTTCCCGGTACCCTTCACGACAACGTTGCCGCCGTTGCCGCCGACTCCACCGCCGGATGCGAACGTAACGCCACCATTGGAAGCGGACGGATCAATGACCGTGTTGCCAGCAGTGATCTTGCCCGAACCCGTGACGCTCAGGTTTCCCTTCAAGGTAGAGGCGCCTTCGACGGATAGCGACCCCTTGATGTCCGTGGCACCATTGATATGCGTGGGCCCATTGAGTTTCGTGTCGCCCGTGAACGTGGAGGGGCCAGACTGGGTCAGGGTGCCCGTAAAGGCGATCGTCCCGTCAGCCTGGAGCGTGCCCGTGATCGTCGCCGTACCCGTGACGTTGAGCCCGCCGTTCTGGATGGTGATTACGCCGCCGTCATAGACGCGGAGGCCGTTAGAGCCGATGGACGCATTCTGCAACGGGGAAGCCGTCTCCAGCACTCGAAGCCGCCGCAAGATGTCGGCCAGCTCGCCCCTCGAAAGGTCATCAAGACCAGCCATTACGCGCCCCCAGTTGGTTGAAATTCAAGCTTTACCTTCTGCCCCAAGTCACCCGAATACCGAATGAGGCGGTGCGCCTGCCAGCCGTCCGGGATCCAAGGATCGCCCTTCGAGTACAGGGACAGTGCCCCGTTCAAACGCAGGTCAGTAACTGTCGTCTGGTCGGGAGCATCGCCATTGCCGCCGGAAGCGAGCATGTCGAAACTCCACTGCGTTGTCGGCGTCGTGTGGATCCGCAAACCCTCAGCAACGAAGCCGTCAAGCTTCGCAACATCCTTGACATCCTTATGCGCCTCCGAAGCCTGCAACAGCGGGTACGAGGTCGCCCACACGTTCGCGCGAATGATCGAATCAGCCTCAGTACCCTGACCGACCGCGAACACGTTATTAGCGAGCTTCGAGCCATCCTCAGTGACCGTGATCCCAGAAACACCCGACTGATTAGCCGACATGTTCCACGTATACGTTCCGAACTGTTCATTCGACCGCATCTGCCACTGCAAACCAGCGGGACCCCAGATAGGCCGGAAGTCCACATCGGGCCCGTCCGGCTGGTCGATGAGATCCTGCAACGCATCAGCAACAGGCTTCAGCAGGTAGCCCGCGTACGTCTGATCCCTGGAGCCGGTAAAATCGCCCCAGTAGACCATCGGCAAATCCGAGGTGCCCGTCTGGACAACCTTCTTCACAACCGTCGAGACGCTGAGGTTCAAAAACTCGAGCTTCGTTTTCTCAACGCCGGTCGTACTCTGAGACACCAGCAAGCGGCGGGACAGGACCGACCAAATGTCCGAATGCTCAACCGTGAGTGTCTGCGAATCCCGGTTATAGGTGCGCTTCCAAATGATCCCCGCATAGACCGGCTCATCCGCCCACTCAATGACCAGCGTCCGCGCAACCAGCGAAGTAAGGCTCCGCATATCCAGCTCGGCAAACGTCGGATCGGCGAGCTTGAACGTCGCCTGACCAGAGCCGCCAGAGTTCAACGCCCGCTCCCAAGAGAACGACGCCGCCGGCAACCGCGCCAACTTCTCACCAGTCGTCGTATTACAGACCCAAACAGTCCAAGCCACGAGGCCTCCTAGGGTCAGATGTAAGTGTCAGTAATGGTGATGGTCGCCTCGGCTGAACCGCCGCTAAGCACGTTGATGTCAAAGTCCACAGACTGACCCGCAGGCACAGCCCACACATCGGCACTGTCAACGCCAGTCGGAACAACAGTCCCGTTCACCCTCAGTCGGCCATCCGTGAACTCGATACGGTGAGGGATCCCGGTCACGAGCGCGCGGGAAACCTTGTACTGCTTCCCGCCCGGACCGTTCAGCCGGTACCCGTTCGCCGCAGAACCACGAACCGTCACAGTCGGCAGCGCGTCATAGTTCCCGCGGTGAAAGACGCTTACGGTCCCGTTCGTCCGCACGAAATCCGCGGAATTGCCGAACTTTCGCGGGTCCGGGCACTTCAACCGCACCTGCCACTGGGCGAACGTGTCAGTAACCGGTGTGAATTTGACCCCGCTATTACGCTTCGCGTCCGCCCACTGAATGACCCCATGCCCAGCCACCGTAAGGCGACCAGACATAGGGCCCGTGAGGAAGTTCATCGCCGCGTGGAGCTGTTCGTGGTTCTTGGCGTGAAGGTTGCCGGTGGCCGTAACGAGCCGCGCCTCGTTGTAGGTCGGCAAGTCGTATTCACCGTCAGCGTTAGGGCGATCTGTTGACTCACCCTTTATCTCTGGCGAATCCCAGAACCCGTCAAAGCTAGTTGTAACCCATTTGCCGAACCGGTCCGCCCCGGAGAGCGTGCGCCCAGCCCATGTAATCAACTCAGGCAATTCGGATACCGCCCTTCGTGTTGATTGCGTGCGTAACGTCGTCCGTGATGTCACGGCGCAACTGCGTTGGATCCAAGGCCGTAAACTGGGCACCGCTAAAGTCGAACGTCATCCCGCCCGACATGGGCGCCCGAGACGCTGCTGACTGTGCCGAATACTCACGCCCACCATTCGCATACCCCGGCAGCTTCGGGAACGTGCCAGCATTGATAGCCGCAAGCTCCCGGTTGTACGTGCTGGAGCTGCGACCGTTGATGATCCACTCGCCAGCATCAACACGCGCCAACGGAACGCCGGCGCTCGAGATGCCAAGGAACCCGTCAGTCACGCCAGTACCAGGCCCGGACGTGGGCAGTTGCCCGCCATCCGCGTACCCCGCGAGACGCCCGCCAGTAGCCT